TGCGCTTGGATCTGCGACTTTTTCGTTTCGAGCGATGACTCCCTTTATGTGGGGCGCGAGGTCTTCGGCCAGTCCGAAGGTGTTGCCAATCAGTACGGCGATAGTTCGCACACCGGTCACGATCGAGAAAGAGCCGTTGTTGGATATGGTCTGAAAGTAGTCGCCGGATCCGCTCTCCCAGTCTTCGAGAATTACGTTCGAGTACTCTAGGATCTCGATCTGCGCAGCGGTGATGTCCAATGTGGCGGTGAGAGCGTTCTGTATGCCCTCGATTGAGAAACCCTCGATTGTGCGCAGGAACGAAAGAAGCCGATTCCTGCGTTCCTCGAGCGTGTCTGCAGGCCCGGGAATTAGGCCGAGCACCAGCTCCCATCGATCGAGAAACGACCACGCTCGATCCGGCAAAAAGTCGTCTGCGATCTCGAAGATCTTGGAAATGGTCTCAGAGAAGATCTCGCCGTCGACCATCAGCTCGCGCTGCACAATCGAGTCGGGCGCCTGCGAGTAGACTCGCTCCGGCAATAGGTTCTTCAGCGACTCGTATGCCGCCGGTGCATGCACAAACCGTCGTCGATAGATCTGCCGGATCTCCTCGAGAGTCATCGGAAAATCAAAAAGATCGACGCTTTCGATCTTTCCATCCATGTTGTTGGCGTAGCCGCCGCCGCCGGTGCCGCGAGAGCCGATCAGAAACTTAGCCCCAAGGCCGCCACCGATCAGGCCATCGGTCGACGTCTCTTCGCCCAGAAGCTCATCGTTGACGTAGTACCGAACGATCACTTCATTGTCGTCGATCCACTCGCGAGTGATGGTGAGCAGCAGCGTGTCGTCGGATGCGTCGACCTGTGGCCACACAAAGGAAACGCCCGCGTTTCCGACTTCCAGCACCCCGCCATCATCCTCCCACCGCATAAGCATTGTGACGGTTCTAGTGGCCAGGTTTGTCACCTCGAGCTCGAGTGAAAACTGCATGTCTTCGACCGAGCTGTCACGGAACCCCAGGCTCGCCACAGTGCTCACGCCGACGGCCGCGTCTTGCGCTGCGAGATCAAGCTTGACCAGCGACTGCACGGTCATACTTCGCGCAAGAATCAGATCCGATGTTTGCGGGCTCGGGGTTTCGACCGAGTGAGAAGAAGCAGAGGCGAACACGCGGCCGAATCCGGTGAGCCCACCAAGCTCAACCGTGGGCCTAGCTTCTCCCGCGCCCGTGTTCGCATCTAAGTCGGCCAGCAGCTCTCGAAAGTCGGAAGGAAGGACAGCGTCGGCCGGCTCGCCTAGCTTGAACTGAACAGAGCTGTCGCCGGTGATCTCGCCCATTCTAGATGCTCCTCACGACGATCTCGCCTGGGATCAGGAGCTCGTTCGAGTCGTCGAGAGGGAACGCGGGATCCGTGGGCGTGACAGTAAACGCCGGCGCAATCGTGTTCGCATCTCGAACTCCGTCGACTACCAGGCCGAGGGCCTCTAGTCGCTGCGGGTCGATGGAGTCTTCCCAGTTGCCAACACCGTTGGTGCCAATCGCCGGGCCGAGCGCATTAATAAATGCCAGAATCGAGGAGCGGACAGGAGTGACGAGGGGGCCGCCGCTGTAAACGGTATCGGTTGCCACCGGCGCGATGGTAGGTGTCTCGACGAGTATGATCTCGTCGGCCGCCGCGCCGAACCTTTCGATCTCGAACTGCTCACCGGTGCCGTTGCCCGCGGTTGTCTTAATGACAATTCGATCGCCCTTCTGCATGTCGGTCGGCCGGGGAACGCTCAGCTGAATGGTCCTAGTGGCTGCAGTCCACACAAGCACGGTCGGCGGCGTGGTGTCGTCCCAGTCGAATGCAAATTGCGGGTCAAAGGTCGGTTCGATCGTCTGCTCGACGTCTACTTCTGTGGTGGTGGTTTCTAGAACTCGGAACGTAACGGCAACCGGTCTCTTGATGTCGATCGCGGTCTTGAGGTCGGTGCGCTCGAGAGCAGTGAGGGGTCTAATGGTTCCCGACCCGGCGTGCAGTGCGGCGAGATCCACGCTGCCGAGTCCAGCTCTTTCTGGATATACAAAAGCTGTGGCGATGCCGTCTTCGTCGAGCGCGAATCGTTCATAGTCGTTTGCGTTGCCGCCCATGCTGGGCTGTCGGATTCGGTTGAGGATGCGCACGCGGTACGCGCCGTCGGATTCTTTGTCGGTGCCGTCTTCGTCGAGATCGAGCTGCAGCTCTGCTTCGCTTTCGATGCCCGCAGGCGCAGCGATAAACGTGAGGACATCGCCCTTTGCGAGCTTGGTTTGCTCGCCAGTGTCAACGCCGATGACGTCGACGTCGACGAAGCCAGCGGCCGGGATCGATCCGTTCTCGTTCACCTGGTAGATGAGCCCACCCTGAGACTCGAGCTGGTCGCCAATGACAAATGCAGAGGCCGCCACGCCGACAAGACGCAGTGCATCGGCCCTACGGGCCGGCGTGGCACCTTTGCGTGTGACTCCGTAAATGAAGCCGAGACGATCGAGCTGATCGCCCGTCGCGGTGTCTGGAAGAACGTCGTCGCTAACCACGCTCAGGTGGTGGTTGAGCTGTAGCGAATAGCCAGAGTTTACGCGCAGGCGTTTCCAGTTGTCGCTGATGGGCGAAACGTCGTCGTCGGGGAACGCAGCCCGATAGGCGTCGATTCCGCGCTGGTGAAGCTCTTCTAGATTTGGGATGTCGATCGGCACGTGTCGTCTCCAATGCTAGCGACTAGGGCACGTAAGGCAACAAATCGCTTAGTTTCAACTCTTCGCCGCTCTGTAGATCGAGAACGGTGGCTTCGGTATCGATTCGATCGACCCTGCGCAGGCTTTCAAAGCTCGGGGGAGTGATCGCACCCTTGTCGATTAGCGGCTGCAGAAATTGCGAGAAGATGTCGCGGATGATCACCGGGGTGCGTAGCAGCGACTTCGCACGCTCGAGCTGATACAGGAGGGATCCAGCCTTCGGGTCGCCCCACCACTGTCCGAGCCTGGTGGCTGCCTGGTGGTAGATAGACGTCGACGCATTGCGAGTGGTTTTAGAAGTTCCTGTCGCTTCGTCACGAACATAGTCGCGCGTGATGGGGTTGATAACTCGATCTCTTCCGGCCATGTCACAGCCCCTTCAGTACGGATGTTCCCAGAGCAGCAGGCATTGCAATCGTTGGTGGCGTCGAGGGGGTGGTTCCCGCAGCCCCCACGATCGGAACGGTATGGATGTGGGTGTCGACAGCTTGCTGCAGGAGGTCGACGTCTTTCTTGAGCGCCAGCTCCGAGGCCCCCGCGCCGTTGTCGACGTGAACGGTGCCATCGGCTTTAATATGCACCCTGGCCTGCGAATTGAAGATCGCGGTTTCGTCGGCGAGCATGTCCCGGACGGCCGTTAGAACCTGCCTGAGAGCTTCGTCGCGCGTGGCGACCACAACGGAGTGCGCGGTACCGCTACCGACCTTGAGCAGGATTGCTTCGGGTTGACTCCCTGAGTTGCGCGGGCGGGCGTAGACGCCAATCCCAGAGAACACGGGGAGCGCGTCCTCGGTCTCACTCACGAAGCCCTCGAGCTGCCACAGGGCCTTCGTGGTGAGCTTCACGACCATCCGGCGTATCGAGTTGACCATGCGGTTGTGCGACTTTCCGGTCTTCTTCCGATAGAACTCTTCGGGTCTCAGTGTCACGAGGTGAGCACCGTTCCTTCCGGCACCATTTTGATCGTGGTGATCTCGCCGCCAGACTTGTCGACGTTGAAGGTGCACGCTGTGATCAGGTATCTTTCTTTGAGCCCGATCTCTTCTACTTCTAGTTCGCACATGGTGTCGAAAGCATAGATCGCGGCGACGTCGTTTCTCTGCCTTCTTTGCGAGTGACCGTCGACGACAATCTCGACCACGTGTCGCTCGGCGTTTCGTACGTCCATCTCGCGATTCGCACGCTCGGCCGCGTCGTCTTCGTTCTTCACGTCGCCGTCGGAGATTAGTAGTTTTTTTCGCGTCCCGAACGCGTCGCCAGTGCCGTCTGGGTTTGGCCCCTGCCTGACCGTGAACGCGTGCCGGGTGACGTTTGAACTGTAGTTTGCAGAGTCGCCCTTGGATGCGCCGGTGACAGTGATCTGGCTGTACAGGTTGGCGACCGACTCGCCGAGATCTAGGGAGATGACATTGCAGAGAGTCTTTCGCGTGCTCTTCGACGAAGGCACGAAGAACCTGTACTGCGTTTCTTGCTGGTAGTTGGGCAACCCGACGATCAACTCCTGCGCATCAGCAGACGACCATGCGAGAACGCGAGCGGGCTCGATAAATTGGTGCAGCACATCGAGCCTCGCTTCACCGGGTTCGACTTTCTTGGGAGCTTTGCTTCTCTTGGCGAACACCGGCTCTGTGCCTGCTTCGGCCTTGCCCGACCGGCGACCGCGCACAAGGTCTCGGTTCCTGGCGTTGGAGATCGACACCGTGTCGAAGGTGGGTGCAGCGAGCTGCTCGGCAAGCGTGACGATCGAGAGCTTCCCGAACGATCCCAGATCCGCAGACTCGTCGACCATGCGGGCCATCTTGTCGCGACCCGAGATCGAGATCGTCGATCCTCCACTCTTGCTGATCAGCAGGTTTCTGTCTTCAATGAATCCCGTTAGCACTGCGGTGTCATCGATTCTAACTTCGACGATCGCGTCGGTGGGTACTGAATCCCAAAGCTCTTGTGTTGCAGGTGCGATCTGCAACGAGAACGCGTCGGCGTCGTTCAACATGTCGTTCGAGATCGTGTAGTTCTGCCATCGGTCGAAAACCCGATCGTCGATTCGGATCGAGATATTGTGATTGCGCCGCGGCACTAGGGCTGCTCAACCACCAGCGTAGTACCCGCCTGTACTCTTGACGGGTTTTCGATGTCGTTCAGTTCGCGGGTGCGCGTGTATTTGTCGACAGCTCGATCGCCGCCGTATAGATCATTCATGATGGCCAAGAGCGGCTCGGTGCGAAGCACAGTGTGCTCGAGCAGGCTCGGACCCGTAGCAATGGCGAGGTCTGCAGAGCGCCGGATGGCGGCGTGCAGTCGCAGGAACGAGAGGTAGATCGGATAGCGCCCGACATCCGTTGCCACTTCAAGGCGCTCGGTCTCGTTGGTGATCTCGTTGGTGATTGCATTCAGCTCGAGGTTGACCTGTCGCGGTGTCGGTGAGTTGTCGCGCCAGCCCTCGGAGGTCGTAACCGCAGTGTCCTGCACGGTTGGTGCGGTCTCACCGGGCGCGCCGGCGGCCACGCTGTCGTTCACGTTGTCTCTCGCTCGAGTGACCGCAGCGACGCCAGATGCCACCGATTGATCATCGGGCGTTTCGAACGCAGCAGGGTCGAGCCCGTCTTCGACGAACGTCACAGAGATCGTAATGAGGTTCCGATCCTCGGCGCCGGCGTTGAATGTGATCCCCTCGGGCAGCGCTGGGTAGCTTCCGGTGATGGGGTGTGTGAACTGGGGAGTTGGGGAAAGCGTGTGCGCCTTCTGCAGGAAGTTCAGGAACTCGAGAGCTCGGGTTATGTGGTCGGCTGCGGTCGGATCATTCTCGTTTTCGGATAGCGGAATGAAGACGACCTGAAGTGCTGTTTGCCGAGGCACGCCGCCCGTGTCTTGAAGAACCGCACCGTTGCGAAAGGGAAACACGTGCTTCACGAGCGTGCGGCTCACGTCATCGTCGGTGCTAACGACATCGACGAGAATCCCTGCGTAGGTTGACGCGAAGAGTAGATCTGCCCATTCATCCATTACTCGGCCACCCTTCGGCGTGACTTGCGTTGGTCAGCAACCTTGGCATTGAGGAGTCCATTCTGATCAAAGCTCACCTGCACGTCGACTTCGACGAAGTTCTGCGCCTGCCCGGCACTCGGGGCGGCCGGCGTACTTCTGAGGTCTTTGCTACCCTGGTCTGCCAGGGCTCGGTTGATTCTTCCCTCGAACTGCTTCGCTCGGCCGCTCACAATTTTGTCCTGCGTTTTGTCGAGACCAAACTTCTGGGCGAGCTGGTGCTTCGCTGATCCAATTGCAGGCAGCCCCAGGTCTCGGCGGGCGATGTCCTTGAGCTTCGCTCGAGCTCCCGGCGCAAGCGTTCCACCCTTCGTGATTCCGCGCTCGCTGGCCTGCTGAAGCAAACCCGTGGTCAGACCCTTCTCTCGCTCACTTCCAGCCTTCCCACGATCGTTTCTGGTGATGAAAGTCGGGACCTCGGCCTTTCGGTTGATCGACTCGATACTGAGAAGGTTGTCGACGATCTTGTCGGAGATTCCGAGCATGCGATCGAGAGCAGTGCCGATCTCGAAGCCGACGAGAGCGGCCGACAGAAGCCCGAATCCCTTGGTCACGCCGCCTACTTTGCCGCCTAGCGATCCGACCTTGCTGGCGAGTGTCCCGAACTGTGCTGCGAACGATCCGAGCTTGAGGCCGATGAACGCTCCGGCCAACAGGTCGATGTTGTCGACTAGGAATTCCACGACCTTCACGAGCTTGGCCATGATCTGCGCGAACTTCTTGATCCGAGCCGGGGTGAAGAGCGAGATCAGCGTGAGTTTCACCTCGTTCCAGGCTTTGTTGATCTTCCCCGCGTCGCTCTGCTGAAACTGATCGAACTGCTTCTGCGTAGCCGAAGTCTCTAAAGACTCTTTTCGGATCGACTCGATGCGATCGAAGTTCTTCACGAGGGCAGCGCCGGTTCGAGCTGCCTTCGCTTCGCCGAGACCTTTGAGCAGATCGTCGATGTCTGCGCCGGCATCTTTCAGCCTGCGCAAGATCTCGATTGCACCGCGCTTCTTACCGGTATCAGGATCAATGATGTCGACGCCGGTGGCTTTCTTCAGTTGCTTGCGTCTCTTCAGCAGCTGTACGAAAAACGAGTTGACTCCGGTCCTGGCTTTCTCGACGTTGCCGCCGAATTCACCGATCGATCCTTGGAAGATCGCACCAAGGTCGGCGAGCCCTTCGACGTCACCTTTCCCGAACTGCCTGAACAGACCGCCGAGCTGGCCGAGTTCTTTCGCCAGATCCTTGATCTCAACCGACCCTTTGTTGCCGCCGACGATCAGCACGTCGAAAGCTTTCTCGAGATCGTCGGGGCTGATATCTTTGAACTGCTCCTGCAACGCGAACGCTACGCCGGCGACGTCTTCGACCGCAGCGCCGGTGCCCTGCGCGACCTTGGCGAACAGCTCCATGTTGCGCGTCGCGCCCTCAACGTCGCCCGTAAGACTCAGGTAGCGACGTGAGGCGCCGAGAACCTGATCCCGAGAGATGCCGGTCGCCTTTGACACGTCGTCGATTTGCGTGCGAAAGGCGCCCATCTGCCGGCCAGTTTTGCCAGCCTGGATCCCCATGCGGGTAAGCTTGGTCTCGAAGTCGAGAACGTCGCGGCCGAGCGTGGCGAATCCGACCAATCCACCCAGCCCGGCCGCGGCACCCAAAGCACCTCTAATTTTGCCGAAGGAACGCTTTAAGTCTCGCTTCGCCTCTTTGCCAAATTTCTGAAATTTCTTTCGTGCCTTGCGCAGGTCCGCGTTGAGCTTGCGGCTGTTCGCGCGAACTCCAACTTCTAAATCTCTCGAGCGGCCCAATTTTCTTTCGACTTACCATCCGCATCTTCTTCACTTTGCGGTCGGCGTCGCCTCCTGACTCGTCGGGGGTGTCGGGCTCTCGTGCGGCTCTGTAGAAATATCCGAAGTATCGAAGTTGGGAATCGGTGCAATCAATCGCGGCCGTACCGTAGTAAGCAAATAGCTCACGAGAACGCGAAGCCCTAAGTTGCTCAAGACCTGCACGGCGTCCTCGGGACTTTTTTTTAGCGCTCTCTCGACGTCCTCGTGCCACCGCTCGGGCTGCCGGACCGGGTCCGGGTCGACGATGTCTTCGAAGTCGAGATACTCCTGCATGAGGATGTCGCGCTCGTCGGTTGTTAGAACCTCACGCAGTGAATCGGCATCTCCCAGCGGTTTGGGAAACGGGTTCTTCTTGTCCCCGGCCACGTCTGGATTGCGCATCGCTCGAGCGAGAATCTGCCAAACGACTTCGTCTTCGAGGTCGGTGTTCATCCGCAGCTCGTGCGGGATTCCCATCTCGTCGAAGGACTCGATCGCCGAAGCGAGAGAATTCTGCTTCCCCGTTCCACCAACGATCCTCCAAACGAAGTCGATGTCGGTCCCAGGGAACTGGGATGCCCTTGTGTGATTGCGTCCCTCGGCTAGTTTCTCGAGCCTAGTCAACCCACGAGCAGCGCTCGAGTCGTCTTTCAGCTCTGAGAGGGCAGCGGGAGCGACTGGTCGATCGCTCATGCCGGTTTTTCCTATTCTTCGACTTCGTGGTCGAGTGCTAGCAACTTAACGGTTTTGGTGGCTTCACCTTCGGCGTTGGCGCTTTTGCCGATCTCAATGACCTTGCAGTCGTCGAGTCGGTATCGCTGCCCGCCGTCGTTCTCTTCGTAATACATCTTGAAGAGCGTGCCGGCAACTCGCAAGCCTTCCCAGTCGACCTCTTGGGGCACGACTGGCTTGATCTCGAGGTCGACTTCATAGTCGGGCACGCCCGTCTTGTAGCCGATCGCTCGACGCTTGCGCCGCATGGTCTTCACAGCTTCCGCGCCCGAGTCTGTCTCGTTCACGTCGATGCTCATGACCTCTTGCAGCTCTTTGTTGCCGCCGAACTCAGCTGGGAGCCCGACCTCAATTAGAAAAATATCTACTACGTCTCTTGCGGCCATTGTCTTACTCCACGATTAGATTCATGACGTTCACGATCTGGTTCAGCGGCGGCACCACTGAAGTTGGGATCGCAGTGTTGATGCGATCCGGGTTTGTCGGATCGGTCTCGACGATGAGTTCACCGGCACGCTCTGAGACGTTTTGCAGCAGCTCGAGCGCTTCGAGGTCTTTCAGTACGCCGAGGGTCACAGACCTAACTCGGCGCAGGGTACGGGCGTTCTTCTTCGCTCGAGCAAACTGGATCTGCTGTTGCGCGTCGACCTGTCGGGCCGCAAAGAACATAGTTCTGGGGATGGTCACGTCGAGCAGCGCGAAGAACGGTGCCGAGTTGAGCGTGGTCTGCGTGGTGACAGCCCGCACAATCTTCGCTCGGCTTTGGTTCTCGTTGACGCTCAGCATGAAAAGGCCGCCGCCGATGCCCGCTTCGATCTCTGGATCGTTCGGGATGTCGGCAGCGTCTGGCAGTGCGAGACCTGGCAACTCAACGTTGTTCCAGGGCAGAGCCGGGTCGGGCGCACCGCCCATGATGCCCGCGAGGTACGCCGCGATCTCTCCTGGCGTATTGCGGAAGCCCTCGCCAGAGACGACGATTTGACGGTAGTCGTCGGCAGCGGCAGAGAGAACCTGCGCTGTAGCTAGCGTTCCACGCTCGGCCATCATGCCGAAGCGCCATCGCTTGGTTGCAGCGTTGAAGGCAGAGTTCAGGTGATCGTTTAAGTCACTTACGTCTGCGGGCTGGTGGTTTGCAATCGGAACAAAGTCGTAGTCTTTGTCTTCGAGAACGTCGAGCGCAGCGGTAATGTCGACAGTGCCGGCCCCTGCGACGCCGGCCGCGGCCGTGACCACAACGCCACCGACTGAGGTGTCGGTGACTTCCGCGAAGATGTCGTTTCCGTTCGTCCCGGTTTGAACCGCGGTGATCGTCGCCACGTTGGCGGCCACGCCGACAGTCACTGGGAGATTTGGAAGTTGCTCGGAGATCGCATCGCCGATTGCGATTGCGATGTTGTTCTGTATGTCGCCGAGAGCGACGGGCACTCGAACAACCCGGCCAGCGATGCCGAGCACAACTTCTTTGGCTTCGGTCGCGGTGCCAACCGCGGTGAACGTGAACGTTGCAGCCGTGCCGGCAACATCAGCGATGCCAATCGTCCAGACCTGCACCGGGATGCCGATGTCTCGGGCACCGTTCAGGGCAAACTTAGCCATGAGAGCGACCTCGGAACCCTGACCGTGGTCGGTGTCCGCGTCGCTGTCCGCAAAGATTTGTCCGACGGTCACAGCTGCTCGAGCGCCGGCAGCGGCTTGAGCTCCCACGCAGACGATTCGCTGCACCAAGGCAACGAGACCTCGAGCGGCGTTGGCGATGTTGAACTCGAAGAAGGTACCTGGCTGGCGAGTGGCCGCCGGTACGCTGTTGCTGATTGTCATTCTTTACCCTCGGTGCTCTTGGTGTTTCTGGTAGTGACTGCAGGCGTCGGTGTCGTCTTTGGAGCGCCTGGCGCAACCTCTTTGAGATCGAGCTTAATGATGCGCCGGCGGTAAAATCGTATATTCGGCACCTCGATCACTTCGTCGCTGTAGATCATGGTGCGGTCGCGCCGCTCGCCACTCGGGTGCTCGTACATGCGACGCACTTTGCGGGGGTACATGGGGCACGGTTTGCCGGCCGACGACGCGGAGACGAATAGGGTGGTTTTTTTCATAGGAGTAAATTGTCGAATTCGGCCACGTTGACGGGAGCGCCGGGCTCTTCTACTTGCGAGAAGCCCAGCTCGTTGTGGATGCTGGTATAGTCGCCGTCTTCTGCGTCGATTGCTTCTTCGCGAACGTCGGTGCGTAGCGTGTAAGTCACGAGCCATATTGTGCGATCAGGAGCGGCCAGGACGCGAGTTTCGGCGACAGGTCGTGCCCGACAGAAGCCGGCGGCACCCGGAAGCGGGAATTGGTAGAGCCGATCCCGGATGTTTTCGATGATCTTGAAGATGCCCGGGTCGCGGGAAAGCTGGCCGTCGCCCTGCTGTCGAGCCTCGCCGCTGCGCAGATTAGAGCCGGCCACTAGAATATTCAGGTCGACCACAAGATCCGCGGTGCGGCCCATAGTCAAGCGCTCGTAGTTCCCGTCTCCGGTGCCAACGAGAACCGCAGGCAAGGCGCCTTGGGCCACGCGCTGGAAGTTCTCATCCTCTCTCGAAGGCGCTGTGGGGCCGTGGTAGACCTCAAGCGTTTTGAGATAGCCGTGCTCGAAGTCATCCTTCAAGCGGCTCAGGGCCTCAACTACGCCGTTCTCGATGCTGGTGCGCAGGGCGTCGCTCACAGCCTGAACCACCCGCGTTCAAGGTGCCGGCGGATCCTGCTGATCGCAATCTCTTGGAACTCTTTGCTGAGGTAGGCAAACTCTCGCCCTGGTACCGTGGCGCTGTTGCCAACGGTGTCGCCGTCGTTCTGGGCAGCTGCCCACTTGACCTTGTGGATCGCCACGAGATTGCGTGCGTCCATGACGACCGTCCACGCTTTATTGAACTTCTTCGAGAAGATCTTGCGCTTGCGCCGTCGGCCAACGGTGTCGGAGTCGAGCGCGGCCCACGAACCATCCGGCCCCGCCTGCAGTCGCTGGTGCTCTTCGAGGTCCTGCCGTAGCAGCGGCTCGAGATCATTCCACACGGGCTGTAGAGAGCGCGCCTTCTTCAGAAGGGCTTTCATCCCGCGATCAACGTCGCGAAGATCGAGAGTTAGCGTGCCAGCCACTGGCACTAGCTCCACCCCGCGTCGCGAAACTTCTTTCGAGTGATCGTCAGCTCTCCGCTCTCGCGGTTCCCTACTTCAGGGGTGACATTGGTTGACTCGTTGTGCCGTGGGTCGACGCCGAGAGAGTTCTTTCCCTCCTGCACGCCGCGTAACCAAAGCAGAATCACGTCTTCGAAGCGGTCCTGATCCTTGTCGGTCAGAGCCTCTCGATCTTCCTTCAGGTAGTACGCCGCAATCCTCGCGCTCATGCGACGCATGGTCGTGGTGACGCCCACGTCTGGGATCGGCACTGCATAGCGATGTTGAAAATACGAATCCATGAACGAATCCGCTTCTTCAATGATCGAGACGACTAGTGCGTCGCCAACCTTGCCACCGTTCTCGAGATCGGTGAGCTGGGTTAGTTTATGCTGGCCACCGACTGCTCGGCGAACGTCTGCGAGAACGCTGTACGGCACTACTCATCGCCGCTCTTGCGCCGCCTCTTGGGCGGTGCAGCTTCTTCGGTCTTCTTTGCCCGTGGCTTAGTAGTCGCGAGCGGTCGCGTTTTGCGCTCGAGCGGCTTTGCCTCTGGCGGTGCGGAAAGTGTTGCGCCCTCAGCGTCGAGCTCTTCGACCCTCAGATCCCCATGGACGCAGAGCCTTCGAGCCTTGAGCCGACCGACGTCTTCCACCTTCACCACCGTGGGGGTGGCTGTGAAAGTGTAACCAAACATTTTAAGTCCGAGTTCAGGATGGCAGCGACCTGTTGCAGATACGCGCAGCGCTACGGTTCCGGGTTTGGGACAAATGTTTTTGTTATCGGTCATGCTCAAGGCTCTCTGGCAGGGGTTGGACTAAACCAGCGGTTTAGGTTGTGCCGTTGCTTCCGTGGATGAATTGCCACAGACCGTAGCCATAACCGGCTCGGTACTGAGCTCCCCATCGGAAGGTGTTGCGCATGAAGGCTTCTTCGTCTTGGTTGCTGTTTTGGGCAACAAGAGTCGGAGCTTCGCGGTCAACCCAAAGAAGAGGGCGAACCGGTTGCGCGACATCAGCAAGGAACCAGAAGTTCGCGAACGAACCCGTGAGTCGCTGAGAAACCACCACTCTGGCGGTGCCGCGAAACACGTTGTCAACCCCGGCGCCGCCGCCTTGATCGATGATTCCTGCGTTGACGGTCTCGAGGGCCGTTCGTTCGTTGGAAGGCCCAACGACTAGCAGATTCGAGTTGATCTCGAGTGGCTGCGCTTCTTCGTCCTGCAGCGACTGCATAGCGACTCGGGCGACTTCGTAAGAAGTAGCACTGAGCGCAGCGGTCGACAGGTTGGATTGCGTGGGGCCGTCACCGTCCTTGTGTGTGGCCGAGAAGAAGAGCTGCCCATCGTAGGCCAGGCCATCCGAGATCGTCGGGAACGGCTGAGCCGCAAAGCCGTTGAGCAGAAGCTCAACCATGCTCTTCGCCACGTGCTGGCGTGCGCGGTCGGCCAGCATCTGAATGCGCGGAAGAACCATTCCCAACCGATCGTCCATGATGTCATCGCGTGACACCCGAAGTCCGGCGGCGAAGTTCTTTGCACGGATGCTGATGTTCTCGACTCGCAACTTCGAGAACTTCCGATCGTCGTTCCACTCGGTGAGCATTGGTACGTCGCCGAGGAATTTGAAATCCTCTTGCGCGTTGCTCGAAGGAACTCGAAGGCCGAGATCCATGATTGCTTCCGGCGCAATCGAAAGCCGGTTGTTGAAGATCGTCGAGAATCCGATCTGTGCGTTGTCGAGCTTTGCTTGCTCTAGTAGTTGTCTTGCTGAGCTACCCATTATCTATGATCTCCTTAGACCGTCGGATCTGTCATTTTGACGACGGGATTGCCAGTCTCAGGATCGAGAGCTTCGAGCACACCGGCGACGATTGCGTTTGTTACACCAGCGGTCTTTGAGACCGTCTGATCGTCGAGCACAAAGACCGGTCGACCGCGGTCAGCGGCATCGACTACCGTTCCACCGTTCTCGAGGATGGCAACAGCCCCGCGCCGGACGCGACAGGTTAGGGCGCCAGCTAGGCCCCCGGTGTTGTCGGCCGAGTGGTCGGAGATGCCTGCGACAACTTCGCCAGCGGTGTCCGTTCCTGCTACCAGGTTCCCGGCCGCGTCGAATGACACGATTGCGCCGTCGAAGATGATCGCGCCCGCTGCGAGTGGAACGTCTGTCGTTCGGCCCATCTCCTTGAGTACTGTGTTTCTATCTTTTGCTAGTGCAGTCATTGACTAGGCCTTTCGCGAGTTGCTGAGAGAGTCGGCGTCGATGGCTTTTTTGCCCATCCACGGTTCGTCGGCGTGACGAGAAGCGACGGCTTCGGGGCCGTGCTTCTTGAGCATCTCGGGGGTGATTCCGAGTTGAGCTGCCACAGGGGCGAAGAGAACGGCTTCCTTCTCGGTGCAGCCCTCTTGGTCTTGAAGTACAGCCGAGAGGGCGTCGCCCCCGCCTGCTCGAGCGACCTCGCTCTCGTGGCTCTGCATCTTCTCTCCGACCGGGGTTGCGGGTGGAAGCGAGGCGACGAGCGCCTTTGCTGCCGTGAGGTCTTTCCCAGCGAGGGCGAGCACCTGCTCTTCGAGGGCACTGCCCGCGATGAACTTTTTGCCCACGTTGTCGGCGTGGAGCGCGGTGGCCTGCTCGTCGGTCGACTCTTGAACGATCTTGGCACTGTTGGCCTTGATCAGGTCGATGGCAGTTTTGGAAGCCGTCGCCGACTCCTGCACTTCAGTGAGTTGGCCTTGAAGCTCATCAGCGCGGCCGGCTTTAGAAGCCAAACCCTTCACTGCAGCAGCGATTTGCTCGACTGTTGCATCTGCCGACAAGCCGAGGGCCGCTAGGGTTTTTTCGTCCATGCGTTTGGCTTTCTTTTCCGGGGTTAGTTTGCGCGCTTCTGACAGCGCCGATCTGATTGCTTCAACTTGAGTGCCTTGCACCGCGGGGAACGTCACTCCTGAGACTTCGGCCCCCTGTGGCTTACTGAATTCTGCCTCAACGATAACGGCCTCATCCGAGCCGTCAACTTCTACAGCGTCGCCAGGTAGGTGCGGACAGCTCGAATCGAACATCGAGCATTTGCAAACCGTGCACCCTATAGAGTCCCGTTGCAGCTGCCGGTCGCCGTCCGGAGGATCCCAACCGATGGAAAAAGCTTCGAGCGTGCCGTCGAGAGCAGCTTCGATTGCCCATGGCTTGACTAGCTCGATCTGCTGAACGATCTCAAAGTGCGTCGGAGTGTCTACCAACTGGGATCCCGTGATCGTTCCCCCACGGGCCAGCAATGAGCCCCGGTCGTGGGCTCGCAGGAACGGCCGACCCTTGAAGCTCTTGGCGAGTTTCTTGAGGTCGCGCGACTTGAACAACGAGAAGTTAGCGTTCGCTTCGCCCACGTTTTCGCGGGTGAGAGGGCGTTTTGCCTTACTCTGACGAAACACCGTAGCTTCAACCTCGAGCTTCGGGATTAGCCCTGCTCGAGCACTCTCGGCCGTCAACTCCACGCCTTCGGCGAGCTGCCCGCGCTTGACCTTCAGGGTCCCGGCATAGCAAAAGCTCGACCCCGCAACGGCCAGGAACTTATCGATATCCTTAAGTTTTTTACTCATCGTCGGGATCCTCGGGCGGTTCTTCTTCTTCGTCGGTGGGTGCGGGCGCTGTGGCCGCAGCGGCTGCTGCCTGCTGCATCTTGGCAACCTCGAGGCCGAGAAGCCCCTCGCCCTCTTGCGGCCGGCGTAGCAGTGTCATCGTGCGCAGCTGCTCTTCGTCGAGAGCAAAGCCCGGCAGGCTGTTGGCCAGCTTGATCGCCATTTCGATTTGCTGTGGCAGCGACATGTTCAGCCTCAGGTGCAGCTTTAGCCGCGGGGGGGCTGCATTGAGACCGTTGAACTTCACGAAACCGGCGCCAACGCTGGTCATGAACGACTCTGCGAGTTTGTTGGCGTCGCCTTCGAGGATGTCGTGATAGCGATTCTGGTGCACTTCGCCCAAGGCGTGAGATCCCGGGCCGGTGACCTGCGAAACCAGCGAAGCGCCTTCCACAAGCTTGCTCATTTGCAGGTCGCAGAGGTTGATCAGCGCACCGTGGATGCCCTCGGCGCTGTTGCCGGTGACACCGTGCTTCATCTCGTGAATGTTGATCTTGGCCATTTGCGAAAACACAGCGAAGCCGTCAGACCCAAGGTCGCGCACTGCGTCCTTTAGGATCTCCTTGTCTTCGGGAGCGATGTCTTCGTCATATTCGCCGGTGACGTAGGGGACGCCGAAGCGATCGGAAAGCACGAGCCAATCGCGCATGCTCATCGTCTTGAACGTCGACCAATACGCGAGCGTTCGCATCAGGCCAGATGTCGCAACCAACCTGCCGCGCGGTCGGCACGTTACCCACCACTTGCCGGCTCTAAGCTCTTGGCCTTCGCTGCTGTCTTCGAAGACGCGCAGTTTGATTCGGTCGGTCTCGCGGTCGAAACGAAATCGTCGGTGCGGAACGTTGTCGAAGAAGACCGGAGCAACCATGCCGTCGACCACGGCCCAATCAATCTCGCTCGCACCCCAGCCATAGGGCACAAACTGCAGCTGGTGGCTGAAGGCGTCCGATAGCCCTGGCACTAGGCGCATGCGTCGCTCTAGCTCCTGTGCGGCTCTCTTGCTCTCGTTATCGTCTGCGCCTTCGATGAGCGTCCACGGCTTAAGTGAGACGCTCTCGTTTCGATTGTCGAGCGAGCTGCGCAGGTGAGCGTCGGCTTCAATCCGTGTCTCGAACAGGTCGGACATTCTGTGAACCCAACCCTGCTCTGCGTCTCGCATGCACGAAGAAATATTTTGCAGCGTGAGCGAGGTGCGATCGATGTGCACTCGGTCGAGCGTGTCGGTGAAAGTGAACTGCGAGCCTTGAGGCGTGCGCGCCGGTAATTGCTTAGGGCGCTGCGACGACAGCTCGCCAGAAAACGGCTCCTCTTCTCGACGGCCGATCCAGTTACTGGGAGAGAGAGCGCTCGCGAATTTTTGTAGTCGTGTTGCTAGGCTCATAAGTGTTCGAGGTCGCGCTGTCGTTTGCTCTTCCGCGGGCGTACCGTTTCGTAGCCCACTTTCGCTTTCGTGCGGCCTCTGTTCAACTTACGAGGGAAAAATCGCCATGTAAAATAACTTGCGCAGTCCGAGAGGTGTGCATAGTCGCTCCTTCGGTCCGGTACGCCGTTTTTGTTAGGCCAGCGCTTGAGCGCCGTGAGTAGCGGGCGCAGGTGGGGAAGAGCAAAGAGCCGGCGCAGGCCGTCGGCGTTCTTCATACGGGCATTGCAGGCCAGCACACGCTCTGCAATCAGTGGGTTTCGCTTGGCTCGAGAGTCGGGCCTGTACAGCGCCCGCCAGCCGCGGGCTTTGAACATATCGGCCGACCCACGCCCCTTGGTTCTCTCGGCGTCCTGCCACCAAGCCGAGGCATCAAGGATGATCGCGGTGTTCTTGGGGGTGTAGACCTGCTCGCCCTCTTCGTCGACAGCTGCTTCGATAGCGTCGATCAGCTCGTCTTCGTCGCCCTCAGTCACAAAAACGTCGGTGAACCAGCCGATTGGGTCTTGAATATCGCCGAAGAATTCGCCGGTAACTGCTGCCATGTGGGGCGAGAGCTGCAGATCGATCGTGATCACATAGTCGAATTCTTTGCCGAGCATCGACTTCGTGAACTGGCGCGTGATATCGGTCAGTCCAGGATCGAAGTCGGCGACGTTCATCTTTCCCGACCATCCGTACCAAACCAGGTCGCCGATCTCGCGGAACTCGCCTTTGACCTCTCGCGCGAACTCGTCTTCGCCCACGTCGTGGCGCATGTCGTCAAGCGCGGTCATGTCGACGTAGGGGTTGTCTTCGGGGTCTAACTCGAAGAGCTTGAGCGTCTTCAGGCCCGCCTTCGCTTCTTCGTACTTGTCCATAGTCCAGCGACCGATCGGTTCGTTGGGTGGGTTCAGCGCACCGACAACGATCCCGCTCTTGTCGGCGATGGGGGCGCGCACCATGGTGTACGCCCTCTTGGCCATCTTCTGCATCTCGTTCAGGCCGATGACGTCCGCGCGCCCAGCCTTAAGTGCGCTCGGTCGGTGTGCGCTTCGAAGAAGAAGAACCGAACCGTGCACCGTGTCCCATTGCAGCTTGCTCTCTCGGTAGTACGCCCACGATGCTGGAATGAATTCGTCTAGCACCAGCTGAAGCTCAAGCGTCTCGGGCTCAGTCGGAGAGACGCCCCAAATGATCGAACCAGGCTTGGCGATCAGCGACGTCGTGAGGATCTTCAGCAGCATGTCGGATTTGCCGCCGCGTCGACCGCCGGCGAGCAGCAGAGTCCAAATATGCTTTAGCTCCTCCGGGCGCTCTTCGCCGGTTATGAAGTACTTTAGCCACTCAGCGAAGAAGTAGGCCGCCTCGTATTGCCCGGGGTGCATGCGCAGTACTCGGCACTCTTCGCCGTCGCTATGCCAGCAGCTGTCTTTTTTGTCCCAGCGCCCGCCGACGTCGAGGATCACCGTCTCGCTGTCGCCGTCTTCGAGCCACTGAATGCGCAGGTCGGCATATCGCTCAGCGCTGTGCTTGTTGCGCTGAGCGACCTGCTCGACCGCGAGCTTTGCCAGGCCTTCGTTAGCCACGTAGGTCTTCCGTTGCGAGGCGGGCCCAATGGCCTTTCTGCGCGGTCGTTAGCTCCGACCACTTCGCAGGCCCCACATCTGGGTTCTCAGTACGGGCGCGGTAAAATAGATCGACGGCTCGGCTCATGATCTTCATGGTCCGTCGTACCTGCGGGCTTGATCCGATTCCGATCGCCAGAACCCGACTAACCCGACTCCTCAAGAGATCTCGGCTCTAACTGCAGCTTCTTTCGCCTCGAGCAGTTTGCGAAGTGCGACCGTAGTCTCTGGGTTGCTCGAACGGCCGGCGATCGCTGTCGCAAGTTCGCAGAACGGCTTCGAGACTTCCCGCAATCGCTGGGGTAGGTGCTCATATGTGAAAAACTTCAGAATGTGTTCCAGGCTTGGGTGCATTAGCGTATCGGCTTCGAGCCACTCACAGGGGAGTCGAGACTCTTGCCGCCTTTCTTGGGTTTGTTGCGCATCTTGTCTTTCTCAAGTGCACGGGTTGCTTCGTAAGTGACATCTTTGGGGAAGTTTCGCATCAGCGCATTGCTGAGCTGGTTGTATTGAGCATTGAGAATCGGAGAGCCCTCGCCACGCATCGTGAGCCACAGCAGCTTGGCGCCGATCTTATTTAGCCAGCGCGTTAGCTCGAGCGGATCTTCGGGAGGTTCGGCAAGGTCTTGGAACCTGTCGAAGACTTTGTGCTTCGGTGTGCTGTGAGCATTTGCCCCATTGGCGCGAGATGCCTCGATCTGTTTCTTGGTGCGAGTTTGCTTCTGCGGGCAGTTGCGCCGCGTGTGACCTTCGGCCCCGCATGTCTCGCAGATTGGCGCTGTCATCGGCTCAGCTCCTTCACTTCTATCGACAGCTCGAGCACTTTCTTCTGCAGGTCCCTGTTGCCGCTGATTCGTCCCTCTCGATTGGCTTCGACGAGCTCTTCGGCGATGCCGTCGGTCATGAGTTCAGACAGCACACCGAAGCGGGAAGTTATCGCCGCGGCACGCTGCCTGTAGTGTTTTCTCAGTGAGTCGCTCACAGAATGATTTTGCTGGCGCCCGGTGGTGCAACGAAGTCGGTGCTATCCGTTGCCTTTCCTATTTGCTGGCAAACCACCTTGGCCAATCGTTCGCCGAACACTCGAGCGTCTGCAGTCATGTCTTGGCCGACTCGTAGAGTGAAGCCGCCCAGCGCCGCCATGATTGCGATGCGCTCTTCTTCAGCCGTCAACCCTGGCTGTCGCTTCATGACGTAGCCACTCACCTCGGCGACTAGGGACTCGACACGCATCGCGATTTTCTGTTTGTTCACGGTGAATCCTCTGGTGTGCTGGCGATTGCCCCGGCGACGATTGCCTGTTTTGCGCTCTGCGGATCTGAAGTGGCTAGGATGTCTTGGAACAAACCAGCCATCGCCGAAACCGCGTCAATGCCAAGGCCGACGCGCAGCCGCTCGAGCACACGTTTAAATAGAAACTTGTCGTTTTTTTCGCTGGCGAACTCGGCGCCCGCGTGACACAGGCCGAGAGCGTGCATCAGGTCATCTCGCGAGATGTTGCCCTGGCCCTGGCCGGGAACGATAGCTTTCTCTTGCAGGTCAATGACGATCTGGTTCAGCTCGGACATTTGGCCAGTGAGCTGCGCGATCAGCTCATCGCGCTCGGCGATGCTGGCGTTGGATCTCACTTTCTGTTTGTCGACGTAGGTGTTCACGATCTTCATCTCTTCGGCGATTCGCATGCGCTCCTCTAACGCGTTCTTCGCCAGTCGCCCTATCATCTCAGCCATGCGCTCTGGCACAGTCCATCCCGAGCTAACGACCCAAGTGCAATCGTAGACCGTGTCCGCGAACGGCAACTTTACGAAGAAAGCGCGCCTGTCGTCGAAACGAACCTCTTCGATCTCTTCAGCGATTGTGGCTACGGCCATAGCGCCGTAGTCTTTCTTCGGCTCGGCATAGCTGAGCCACGCGCGGCGTGCTTCTTCGACTTTGTTGCTGTGCAGTTCCGTCAGTCGGGGTAGTGCCATAACTCTTGCTTTCTCTCGTTGTGATTCGCAGCGTCTCAGGTCTGCTTCGAAATGGTCCCAGCTCATATAACTGGCGGGAAATGGTCGGATTCCGCTCACTGTTTTTGCTCGACGTACCAGTGCCCGACGCTGCGACCGAAGGCATCGTTTACGGACTGCCCGTCGATCCGCGAGAACTTCTCGTGGCGCTGGCGTTTGTAATTGAAGTTATCGGCCATGCTGGCGAGCATTGCGGCGATGTCTTGTAACGTGGTTCGCTCTTCTAGCTCGATTGTTAGGACGAATTTCTTCATGGCGCTTTCCCGTGAAGGCAAGGCACGCACTCACTAGCGTGAGGTGTCTTGGCACGGCGTGCCGGCGTTTTCGGCGTTGGATTATTGCGCATCCAAACGCCGCACCTCTCGCACTTCACGCGCCAATCTCGCTTCCGATATTCTGCGGGCGTCAAAGCTTGCTAACCCCGAAGCGCTGATCCATTTCACCGGAGCTGGCTAGCTGTTGCTCTGTTTCCTTTTGCTCCTCCTGCTCGAGCGCATCGATTGCAGCTCTTGCTTCGGTGCTAAGCCCTGCAAGCAATTCGCACACGGCTTTCTTGTAGCGCTCGTTTGCTCTGGCCATTGCACCATTTAGCTGGCTCTTCTTCTTCTCGAGCTGAGTGAGGCACGCGCCCGCTTCTTTGAGTGCTTTTCTTGGGTTGCTCATAGGTTCATTCCCTTGCTTGATTCCACCCATCGCGCGGCCACTAGAGACGGCCCGCTTTTCGAAGCCGTTTTTTTGCCTTGGCTGTGACGCCGACGACGACGAGCACAAGCGATTGGCCGTGCACGGAAGCGACCTTGAATTGAAGGCCCTTCCAGCAGAGGATCTCGCCGACCTTGAATCGGACGTGGTCAGGAGAGGGGGGCTCCTCAGGGGGGCTCTCATCGTCGCCCACTGATTCGAACTTCTCGGGTTTGGGGTCGCTTAGCTTGGAGCCATTGAGAGAGATCGCCCGCTCACTGGGCAAGCGCTCGTCTCTCGGCCGCATCACTAGCACGGGGTCACCTATCCTGCTCGGGTGCTCCTCCTCGGGCTCGCCGCCGTAGCCGCCGTGCGCAGGTATGGCCTTGGCGCTCGGCTTGGGTGTGGGTGGACCATCGGCAGGGGCTACAGTGCGACGCAATGCGCCTACATCCTGCCCATGCAGGGGGGTGTCTATGGTGGGGGGTGATTTGCCCGGTGGTTCGGTCATTGGTCGGAATGTCCTTGGTGAGAGTGGATGGTAGTACGTTGTTATTGTTGTGGTTTGTTCTATTCGACGGCACGCTACTACATTGTCTTACACTAACGATTACAACGTGTTGGCTTGTCATAGCTGAAGACGAAAGCTTTTAAGTACACGTAATCACTAGGGTGCGGATTCTGCATGGTGCGCATAATGGGTGCTGCAAGTGCGTGTTATCATTTAGCTATTAGGGGGTGCTCTAAGTGCCTGAAAACATTAGGGAAAGTTAGTGACAGCACGAGG